TATGTTGTTCATTCAAAGCATTAAGCAACTTGGTATGGGTGATATCTATAACTCAGTTGTAGATGGAACTTATGGAGATGTTATTTCAGAAACCACGCAGTCTGTATATGACTGGCTTACCACAGAACAAGATTATGCGGGAAGAGACATTGAACTTCCGTATGTGGATTTCGACAATAGCCAAGAGAAATACGGATACAATGCTCGTCAGTTTACCGCTTGGGGATTGACAGATAAGAAAGTTGGTTTGATGCCAGCGTTAAGCGTACAGAATTTTATCCGCAGATTATTTGGAGCAACTGGATTTGATTACTTATCAAGATTTGGAGGAACTGAGTTTCCGACTTTATCATCTTGGGATTCATCAAATCTATATATGCTTTATCCTTCTCGTCTGTTGTCGGACACGGCAGACCAAAAGCAAATGTCATTAACTCCTTATTCAGATAACGTATATAAGAACAAGGACCAAGACATAGGCAATAACGATTATAATTTATCTGCATATAACGTAGGGGCCAACTACACTCCATATCGCCCAACAAACTACAACCCATCAAACTCAAATACCGTACACGATTATGGTACTCAGTTTATCTATGCGGGTAATCCGGCATCTGCAACTGGAGATACTCGTTTGGGATTTGTATCTTATTCTGTTGGCTTTGATGGTCGCATTACCTTTAGTGGAGGTGCTACATCTACGTCTGTGTCTACAACTTATGTGTGTATATATTCTTGTGATTACTTTGATGGAACGTATACTTATCCATATTTGATTGAGGACATCCTTGATTATTCCAATTCTTACTTCACTCCTACAATTGTTATTTGGGAAGCAGAAGTTCCAAAGTATCGCATTCCATTAAAAGATGTAAGTGGGAATATTCTTGAATTACAGCCAGAGGCAGTTGTTGCAGCAACAGACCCACGCGACTATGTAGACCACCCAAGTAGCCATATACCAAACAGCGTACTACGTTTTGGCGGATTCACGGCATACCTTGATGAAGTAAGAGAATTTGTAGCATCAAATAAGTATCAAGTCTCATTTGAGATGGATATGCGTGGCTACATAAATGCAGAGATTGAACCAAAGAAACACGGTTCGCCAATAACTACAAACCTTTATGATGATGATATCACCAAGGCTCGTATTTATGGATATGGTTACAGCAATTTGTCTTTGCGTATTGTAACAGACGATGTATTCTTAGCGGCTCTTCCAGACGATGAGTTCCAATATAAACTTTCATTAGAGACTGCGAATACCTACAGTCCTTATGATATGTTTATTGAGATTATAAACCGCTTTGGACTGTCTCTGGTGTACAATTACAGCGATGACAAGTTCTACCTCGATACGATGGAAGATATGCGCTCAGGATTAAACTTAGCCATTGACCAACAACTCGATGACATTAACGCATATACTATCTATTCTGCGGGACTTCCATACAATAAGATTAAATTGCTTAACAAGGACTTTGGTGGGTTGTATGATAAGTTTCCCAATGACCTTGCGGTTGGTTCTTTTGATGGAATATTTGATATCTATGGAAGTGGGGACTTGAGTCTTCAGTTAAATAGCGCATTGATAAATCCAGTTAACAAGACTGTATGTGGAGATGTTTTTGAGGCAAGTTGGGATTTACTTGAGCGTCAGTTAATCTCCGAAAAAGAAGCGGGATTCATTACCAATGAGATTAGAGACTTTGACCAAATAGGTTTACGCTTTGGCTATTTAAGTAGCCCAACATACGACACTAATATTCGCTACCCTAAGTTTATGGGAATCAATAACTCCGGTAAGGTTGTTGATACATTAACCTACCAACTCCTTGACAATATAACAATGCAAGGAATCTTTGGTGATACGGGAACATCCGGAACTCTACGCTTTGCAGACCGAGATGGAAATGTTCAAGCATTCTACAACTACTATGTTGGTCTCGATAGAATCGCAGCAAACACAAGAACGAGTATGGAGTTCAATGCTGTCATACCAATATCTTGGCTGACCAACAACTACCACTACTCAAGAACCTTTGAGTTTACCTCTACGGGAGAAGAGTTTGTGATTGAGTCTTTGGAAGGAACTGTATACGATGATGTTGTATACGCTACCCTAAAGATAAAATTCTTGTAAATTAAGTAGATGGCTAAGACCTATAACGATTATCCTGTATCTGCCACCAACAATGCTAAGAAAGCGTTGGCTTGGAAGGAGAAGTATGGAGATGAAGTAAAAGGGGGGACCATCGTTGGGTGGACCAGAGCAAGGCAATTAGCCAGCAGAGAAGGTTTGAGTTACGAAACGATTGCAAGAATGGCTGCCTTCGCTCGCCACCGCTCAAACAGCGCAGTAGACCCCAAGTACCGCTCAGAGCCTTGGAAAGACCGAGGTTACGTGGCTTGGCTTATTTGGGGAGGAACAAGTGGAGTGAACTGGGCAATCAAGAAAGCCGAGACTATCCGCAAGTCCCGCAAGATGTCAGCGCAAGAGTTCTCAATTGCACAGCGACCAGCTTGGCATAAACGAAGCAAAAAATAATGGATTTACCATTGTACGATATTGACCTTGGAGACCTTAACTCAGAGAACGGAATGTTCCGTATCTCTTTGGTTGCCGCTCCCGCTATTGAAGAGAACTTCATCCATTTCAAAGATGAGCGTATTGAGTTCTTCAAAGATGAGGAGAAGCGACAGGTCGTTGGTCCGATTATGATTCCAAACAAACCCATCTACCGCAGAAACAGCGAGGTGGGTGAATACTATATTCGCTTTACTGAAAAGGCGATTGACGATATTATGTACAAGTACTCAAAGGACGGCAAGTTTAACTTGTTCAACATTGAGCATACTGACCAAAACTTTGATGGCGTTACGATGCTTGAAATCTGGAAGAAGGAATCCGATGCTGACAAGAGCAGCAAATATGGATACGACCTTCCCGATGGAACGGTATTCGTTAAGGCTCAGATTGAAGACGAGAGTCTTTGGTCATCCATCAAAACTGGAGAAATCAATGGTTTCTCTATTGAGATTAAAGCTGATATTAAACATTCTAAACAAGAGGAAATGAGTGAGTTTAAATTTGGCGTAGAACTTGGCAAAATTGAAGCCAAGTACGAAGCCGAAATCGCAAAACTCAATAGCCAAATCCAAAAACTTGAAGAGCATAACGAAGTATTGTTAGAAACTATGATTTCTACAGAAGAGCGTTTTGCTGCTTACGAGGATTTGAAGAAGGCTGTTGAACTTATTCAAAACCACATTGGTATGATGGAAGAACCCAAGTCTGAGGATATGCCCGAAGATATGGGAAAGCATATGGATGAGGAAGAGGATAAGCAGATGTACTCCGAAGAGCAGCCTGTTGCTGAAGCCGAAGTTGCTGAAGAAGTCTCAAATGAGACTGAAGTAGTAGCCGAAGTAGAAGTTGCCGAAGAAGTTGCTGTTGAAGAGAATCTCTCAAGCGAAGAAGAAGAGGCTGAAAAGACCTTGAAATTCGAGCAAGAAGGAGAACAAGAAATTGCCGAAGAAGATAAGACTATCTCCTTTGCTGCAATTAGCGTAGATAAAGTCAATATGATTAATAAATTCTTTGGCTCTAAGTTGTACTAATTTGTAAATTACTAAAAGTAAATACTTTCTAAAACTAATAATATATCTTAAAATGGGTATTTCAGTTGCTTCTATTCCCTGGCATAATCTACAGCCAAACTTGTTCATCGATACGATGGTCAAGTCTGCTGGTGTCTTGAATCGTTTCCGTCTTATTGACGGTGTTAAATCTAAAGTTAATGTTCCTGTATTTGATGCATCACTTAGCTTTGGTAATGACCTTTGTGTATTTGACGGTGCTTCCGCTGCTTCTATCGCTGACAAGGAGATGACCGTTGAGACCTACAAGTGGTCTTTCTTGAACTGTAAGGATGTCCTCGAGGCTACCTACCGTTCTGTATTGTTGAAGAAGGGTCAACACAACCCCGAGACTATGGACGGTGAGTTCAAGGATTGGGTATTCTCTTACTTCGCTAAGTTGTCTGCTCAAGAGTCTTTGTCTTTGGCTGCTTCTGAGTTGGCTACCGAAATGGCTGCCGATGCTGACGTAATTGATGTTACGGCTGTTCAATTGACTCCTTCTAACATCCTTGAGAAAATGGAGGATG